GCATTCAGGGCATGCAGCGAACCTTCACGATCGACACGGCCGTCCCCCCCTACGTGTCGCCGCCCGGGTCGTCGGCGCCCGCCGATCCCCTCGGCGGCGACCCGTTCGATAGCTTGCTCGGCGCGTTCGTGTGGCTCGGCTACCGGTCGATCACCGCACGCGGATCAGTGACGATTCACCTCGCCGACGGCACGTACACGCAAGGCACGCCGCTGGTCCTGCACCATGCCGACGGCATGCGGATCACGGTCGCCGGCACGAGTGCGTCGACCCAGCTCTCGTTTCCCTACAGTAGCGGCATACAGGTTCCCGGTCCGCTCGCCGCGATCACGAACGTGACCATTCTCGGGGCGAACGTCGCGGGGTCGATCGGGTTGCATGTGACGGGGTCACTCACCGACGCGGCGAACGTCACCGTCAACTCGTTCGGTGCGCAGGGGGTCGTGGTCGAAAACAACGGGTATCTCGGGTTCGACACACTCAATATCGACAATAGCGGGGCGAGCGGGCTCGGGTGCTTTCAAGGCGGGGTCGTGGTCGGGAACACGTTGAATGTCCTGAACGCCGCGTACCACGGCGGCGCCGCCGCGTGGGACTCGGGGGTGTTCATTCAAGACGGCGGGCGGGCGTGGATTACCACCCTGGCGATCCACAATTGCAACAAGGGCATCATGGTCAGCGGCACGGGCGCGGAACTCCGGGTCGCGTCCATGACGATCGCCGAGTCGCTTGTCGGTCCCGTCGTCGAGGCGAACGACGGCGGCGCCATTATCAACTCGGGTCCTGGCAACGTGGGCGATTGGTCGGCGACCAATAGCGGCGGGCCAGTCTATTTCTGGGCGAACGTCTACGCCCTCATTCGTGCCGACGGCGCGTTCAGCGCCGCGAACAAGGCGAACTGTTCTCCGGCGGCGAACACGACGGGCAATATCAGCAGTTACATCCTGACCACGTAAGAGGGGTGCCAGGCATGCCTATAGCCACCGTGCAACCGCTCGTTGTCCCAAGCGGCTGGCAAGACGCCGTGATCCCGGGGCAAGATTGGGTGTGGGCGCACCACGCGGCGGCGCAAGACTTGACCGGCCTGTACGGCGAAATCACGTACACGTTGCCCGATAGCTCGACGATCGTGCAACCCGCCGCCGACATCGTGCAGGTGCCCGCCGGGTTCGTCTACGCCTATGACGAGGTGGGTCGCATGCTCGACCCGCGCCGGTTCGCGGGCGAGGGCGGCACGCCGATCGGCGGCACCCGCACCGCCCTGCCGCCTGGCGCCCGGTCGTCGCCGCCGACGATCCCGCGCCGCGCGCCGATCAAGTGACCCGTGGCAACCGGACCGACACCGCCGCCGCCGCCGCAAGTCGTGGTGCCGGGTGCCGGGTGGGTCGACGTCGCCTCACGGGCGATCGTGCAAGTCGGGTTCCCGGTCGTGGTGGCGGGGGTGCTGCTGTGGTTTCTGCTCACCCGGTTTCAGGACAACATGAACGCGATCACCACCCGCATGGCCGCAAATACGGACGTCGCCGCCAAGCTGATCACCAATGAAGAAACGACCCTCGGTGAGCTGCGGGAGCAATCCGAGGAACTTGCGTCGCAATCACAGTACCTCAAGCAAATTATGGTGGCGGCGAATCGTTTGGTGGAGATTCAAGAGGAACGGCAACGCATGCTCAAGGAAGGCACACGGAAATGACCACGCGGCGCATGTGGCGGGTCGCCGGGTCCCTCGGCGCCACCCGCACCGACGGGTTGCTCGGCGAAATCAACGCCCGCGCCCCGCGCCGGGGGAAAGCCGCCGACGGCGCGATCGGCGACGCCGCCCACGGGGCGCGGCAGTCGGATCATAACCCGTGCACGTGTTGCGGCGTCGTGTGCGCCCGCGATTTCACGCACGACCCGAAACACGGGTTCGACTCGTACGCGTTCGCCGAGTGGCTCCGCGACCGGGTGCGTGCCGACCCGCCCGAGGCGCGGGTCAAGTACGTCATTTCGAACGGGCGGATCTTCTCGGGCGTCGGGCAGGCGCATCCGGCGGGCGTCTGGCGCCCCTACACGGGCAAGAACAAGCATGCGCACCACGTGCACGTGTCGGTGCGCCACGACGCCGCCGTATTCGACGACGCGGCGCCGTGGGGGTGGCACCCGCCGCCGGCCTAGCGGGGCGCCGTGTGCTTGCGTTCGGCAAGCACCGTGTAACACCGCCCGCAGACAAGGCGGTCGGGCGTCGCGTAGTCGCCCGGTTGCCAGAATGCCCGCCCCGGCGGGTGCGGCGGGCAGTCGCGGGCGCGGCGGCGTTGCACCGAGGCGCGCTCGAGGCGTGACATGGTCGTTTTCACCGCAAGAACCGCCTCGGGCACAGGAGCACCGTGCCGAGAATCGGTTGCCCCGCCAGGCGCGTCGCCGTCGGGTTGAGCGGCAGCTCGAGGCGCATTCCTTCCTCGTTGACCACAAGGAGCGCCACGGTCGGCGACACGAGTGCGAGGCGGACCGTCTCGATATACCCGCCGCACACGGCGTGCAGCTCCTCGAGGGTAAAGTCGGCGCCGTTCGCCGGCATGCGGATCGCCGGGGCGCCCTCGGCGGGTATCACGATCGGGTGGGCGATCATGTCGCGCGGCGTGGTCGGGCCCTCGGTGCCGTCGTCGCCGTCGTCGAATGGGTACGCCCCCGGCAACGGGTGCCACTCGGGCATCCCGAGGGATCGCTTGCGGCGGTTCACGGCGGCGAGGCACGTGCGGCAAATCGGCTCGCCGTGGCTACTCGGCACGCGGTCGACGTCGAACGTAAAGAACCGCTTGCACACGGCGCAGGGCCCGCATCCGATCATGCACTCGTCACGGATCATGGTGGGTTACCTCGTGGCTTTCTTCGTGTCGCGAATCGAATCGGTGGCGCGGTCGACGGGTGCCCGAGGCACCGCCCTTTCTCGGTGTCGAAATTGTCGCAGTCGCCGACGACGTAAACGGCGGGCCCGTTCGCGACCTGCGCCCGCGCCTCGTCGAACGACTCGGCGCCAGTAACGGTTACGAGGTCGCGCCACCGTTCCGGGTCGCGGTCGAGCATCCCTAGCAATGCCTCGCGGGTGATCGTCATGTGCATTCTCATGTCGCGGTGCCCGTGCACGCGTCGCACGTGCCGCAGGGGTCGGATGGGTCGAGGTAACACGGGAACCGGGCGGCACGGGCGCCGTCGGTCGGGCAGCCGTCCTTGACCCACCGCTCGAGGTGCGCGGCAAGGTCGCCCATGGGATCGGCGAGGGTCGAGGGCGCCCGGTCGAGCCATTCGGTGGTCAAGCGGCGGATCGTGTAGAACACGTCACTGGCGCGGGGGGCGATCATGCGGCGCGGCATGCGTGCCCCTCGGCCTCGGTGACGAGCCGGTCACCAAAGGCGAGCGCCTCGGCGTACGTCGGGTGTTCGGTGTCGTCGTACGTGCGCGCCGCCACCGACCGCCGGCACGCCTTGCACACGAGTTCGACCACCATGCCGGCGCCCCCGGTCGGGTGGCTCAAGACGATCACGTACCCGTGCGTCATGGTCACCACTCGCCGTCGTGTCGCGTGGCGCGGATCGCGTCGAGGGCGGCGTCGACCTCGTCGGTCGTCAGCGACCACGACGCATGCCGGGGGAACCGGGCGACGGTGGCAAACTTGAACGATTGGTGCAGCCGGCACACGCGGATCTCGGGCGTGTCGGCGCCGACCGTCACGACGGGGTGCCCGTCGCCGCGCCGCAACCCGCGATAGATCGCCACGGCTACCCCTCGTCGATTTCGCGCAAGCCGACCGCCGCGAGGTCGACGCCTAGCAGGATCGCCGCCGCCCGGAGCACCCTCACCCGCGCCCCGTGATCGGGCAACGGTTTGAGGGCGTCGACGACTTGCACGGCGACCTTGAAACATTCCTCGGCGCGTTCCTGTTCCTCGTGGTCGTGATCCTTGCTCATGGGTTACCCCTCGGCGCCGGGGTCGCGGTCGGGGGGTGGGTCCGACGGCGTCGACGCCGCCTCGGATGCCGGGTCGGTGGCATCCTTGC